AGCGTTTTTTAAATCATCTTTAATATCAGTTTCCCACCATTGATTTCCAGGTCTAGGTTTATTTCTAAATAATACAGGTCTTTTACAAACTTCTTCTAATTGTTTTGTTACTTGTATTCGCCACTCTTCTTGTGTAATACCATTGATGTGATGTGTGACCATAGGAGAAGACGGACATAATAATATGTAATCGCCACTATCTCTCCAACCTTTAAATTCTGCGTCAATGCCTTGTTTAATTAATACATTCCACCTGTCTGGTGTAGCAACATGAAACCTATTAGTATGAATACCACCTTTAATTATTCTAAAGTAAGTTGAATCATAATCATTAATTTTAGGTTCAGGATATCTTGTAATCTGACTTGATAAATAACCTGTGTCAACAAACCACCATTCATCACCTCTATCCATACACGCTTTAATCTCTTGTGTATTTTTGGCTGCCAACCCCCAAAAGAAATGTATATCTCGGCCTTCGTCTTTCCAACCTTTTTCTATAGCAGGCCAGATTTGATGAGATAAACATTTGTCCCATGCCATTTTGTGAGTTATAATCATCTAGCCCTCAATAAATTATCATTAACTTCCATGACAACTTTTAGTATTTCACTACCTGTAAAATTTGTAAATGCTTCAACATCTTTAGGAAAACAACTACCGTCATAACCTAGTTTTTCAGCCTTCATATGACTAGGTCCAATATTCTTAAACATGCCTAATATACCTGTTAGTTCATTATACTTTACATCTTTATGTAGTTTTGTATATAAATCATGGAAAAATGTAACTTTAGTTGCTAACCAACTATTATGAATATATTTTATCATACTTGCCGTAGCTCGATTAGTTACCACATTTTGTTTACTAATATCATTAAATTTTGTCAACCAAAATCCTACTTCTAACCTTGTGCCACCCCAAACAATTAACTTTTGATTTTCATAATCTTCTTTAGCATGTCTTTCTCTTAAAAATTCAGGAGAATAGGTAACATTATCGTCATAATTATCTAATTGGTCTGGTAAAATGGTAGACTTGATTAAAATATGTTTATCGCCTAACTTGTTTACGATTTTTTTTATAGCAGTATCATAAGGTTTACCATCTATTGTAGGTGTAGGTAAACATATTACAGCACCTACAGCATTTTTATAATCTTCTATCTTATTGTTATTTAATTTAGGGTCAATTCTTACAACACTATGGCCTTTTCTTTCTAGCCAATCTGCTATGGTACCACCCACATAACCACAACCTATAACTAAAATATCACTCATTAGGTCCAAATACCATCTCCGATTTAATTGCAAATTTTCTTCTATAATCTAATACATCATTAAAAAAGTCTATGACATCCGGTAAACCAATGCCATGTCTTCTCATAACTTTGTCTTTTACTTCTACATGAACAAATGGTTTATGTTCTTTTATATAATTAATACCGCCTCTACATACATCTAACTCATGGCCTTCAGCGTCTATTTTTATATAATCTACTTTTGGTAAATTATTAAGGTCATCTAATCTTTTTACTTCTATTTCAGTATCACCATTTTCTGATATGTAAGTATTACCAGTTTCATTTTCATTCCAAACAACCTTTAATGTACCCTCTTTATCAGATAATCCGTATGGTAATAATTTGTAATTATCTGCCTTTACATTATGATGAATACAATCTCTTACTGCGTTAATAGGTTCAAAAGCATATACTCTCTTAAACTCTTTACACATGTCTTTCAACCAAAAACCAACATGAGCGCCAATATCTAAAGCGTTACCTAATTCACCTTTTTGTTCTTTGACAAAATCTAGTATGGCTTTTCTATGTACTTCTTGATAACCCTCGTCTGTTATATATTGTTCAAAGTGTGTATCATTCGCCGGTAAATACCAGCCCTTTATTAGCTTCATACTTATTTTCTCCTTGTAATTCATTTATATAATGCCATGCTTTACCATTTTGTATCTCTTCAATATTAAACTGACAATTTGCAAGATATAATAAATGATTTTTAATTTTATTATCATCAGGATAATATGGATTTTCTATATCACTTATCTTTTTATTACTTAAATAATCACTTGCACTAGGACCTAAAACAATTGATGGCACACCACCCATAACAGAGTGTAAACCTGCAACACTAGCAAATGTTATGGTACAAAATATCTTATCTCTTCTTAATTGGTCATCTAAAGTATTTGTTGACATTCTTTCAGTTCTACCTGGTTTAGACCTGAATATAACTTTTCTGTCTGTATATTTTTTAAGTTCTTCTATAACACCTTTAGTCCATTCTTTTGAATCAATACTATAATGTTCAAAAACTTTTAATGATGGTTCTATAATTAATATATTTTCACCACCTGTATATCTAACTTTCCAAGGTTTTGTTTTCCATACTCTATTTTTGGCTGCAACACCCGATAGTATCATTCCAGGTCTAAATCTATCATACTCTACGGTAAAGATTTTTCTAAATTTATCCATACAATATCTATCGTTATGTAATAAATCTGCACCATAATGACCTAATGTTTGATAATTATTTTTGGTAATTCTATGCCACTCTTTATGCTTTGAGCCATCCATACCATTAAAATAACCAGTATCAATGTAATAAAAATCTTTTGAGTAATCAATCTTACCTTTTGATTGAGCCATGCCACGCCATACTTGTAAGTTAGGCATATCACTAGAATCTCTTAAAGCCAATACATATTCGTCATCTGTTGGACCGTATTGACCAAATTTAGATTTCATCTTTTACATGTCTCCAAAAATCACCACTTCTTAAATCTAATAAGTTCCAATGACTATACGAATATCTTTTAAAAAAGTTATCTCTATTAATTTTTTTAGGATTTTCAATATCACTTAACTCACCAGACCTGTCTTCATAAAAAAAGCATGTTGGTGATGTAACAAATAAATGTTTACCTTCGATAATTGCTGGTGCAGCTGCTGATGAGGCAAAAGTAACCACAGCATAGCTATCTCTAATTGATTGTATTAAATCTGGATATTCACGGCCTGGATTGTGTATGGTTATTCTACCTGTATTAAAATTAGAATCATTACTTGACCACTCTATAAGTTTTTTTGCATTTTCAGATTTATCATTCACATTTGCTTTATGAAACCTTACAATAAAATTTCTATTAGTATGATTACTTAATTCTAAAATAGTTTCTCTTGCCCATTCATGTGCTGGTTTACCACCTCCACCATAACCCTCTGCACCTCTATTACAAACTAATAAAATAGGACCGTTTAAATTTCTAGTATAATCTTTAATAGTGATATTTTTATTTTTCTTTATACTATTCCATCTATCTTGCCAGTTATCTTTATAAAAATGTTTTGCTCTAGGATGATGAACATGACCATAAGGCAATCTAACATATCTTAAACCTTGCTCAGTTTCTTTTAATTTTGATGGCATTGTACTCCAAGCAGCTTTATCACCACCTGTATATTGACCTTGATAAGATATTAAAACATCAGAATCCATAAAAAATATTTTACCATCTTCTACATGTTTTTCTTGTAAGGCTCTTCTTAATAATGACATCTTATTTGTTTTTCTATAAGATTCACCTTGATAACTAAAACAAAATGAATACTCATAGTCTGCAACAGGTTCATGTTGTTCTATTAGTGTTGCTGAATGCTCAGGATTAAAAGTGTTAATACCCTCTGCAAATGCTTTTACCCATGTTTGCTTATGATAATCAACACCACCACCTGCTGTATTTAAATAAACGCCTACTTTCATCCTATTAACATACACTCTTTATAATTAAAAAACCAATCTTGTGAATAATCGCAATCTTTATATTCTTTAAACCAAGGTCCACCCTCTGTATAGTGAACATTTTTTACATCTTCGTTGTGTTCATATTCACCAACTAACCAGTTCCACTCTAATGGTATTTCACCAATCAAGTCTTCACTTTCTAACCATTTGTATTGATGAAGTTCTAAACCACTTGCCTTATTAACATAGTCTGGTGTTAATGTTGTACACTTCTTACAATTCATTAACATGAAACTAGACCAGTTTTTCTTTTCATATTTTGTTTGCACTTGACCTAAAAACTTCTTTTCATCTTTAGGTGTATAATCATGTTTACAAACTTGTACGGCATATCTATCATCTCTTAAACGCCATAGTTCAGCAATGTCTTCAAACATTAACATATCACAATCCATAAACAAAGCCCAACCTTGATAGTTCATAAGGTGAGGTATCATAAATCTACTAAAAGAAAACT